GAATACGTTCTTATACACTGGCTCAATGCCTTGTGATACAGAACCACATATCAACGCGCTTGAGCTATTTGGTGCTACTGCTAACAGGTGTGTGTTGCGTACACCATGACCCTTACACCATTTAGGCTCACCCTTAGTCTTAGCTAACCATTGGCTAGCACCTCTGGCTTGCTTCTGAATTACCTTAAACATATTCTGATTAATGTTGTATGCTTCAAAGCTTTCAATGTCAATCATGTTCTGCTGTAAGTACGTATGAAAGCCTAGTGTGCCTAAACCTAACGCACGACCATACTCAGTAGCCCTTACTGCTTTCTCAATACCCTTGATACCTCTGCCTTGTTGAATAAACTCTTCGGCTACACAGTCTAAGAATACAATAGCAGTTTGCACTGCATCGGTATCAGCCCACTCATCATACTTAGCTAGGTTCATTGACGATAAGACACAAGTAAACGTATGAAACTCATCACTGTGTAATGTAATCTCAGTGCACAAGTTACTTGCTTTAACTGACAAGCCATGCTCTGCGTACATAGGTGGGTTAGCATCATTGACTTTATCTATGAAGAAGAAGTAACCCTTACCTGTAACCATCTTAACTTTCATAGCTCGTTGATAGCGGTTGACTGCGTCCTCGTCACCCTTGTCTAGCTTATCAATAAACTCATTACTTACAATCCAACCTAAGTTACAGTCATCAGGGTGGTTAACTAAGTGGTCAGCAATCTCCCAGAAGTCTCCATGGTCTAGTTCAACATACCCTGCCCATGCACCTCTTCGTGTGTTTCCTTGTGATACATCGCGACTAAGCTGGACAAAGTCTCGAAGTACTGGCAGTATTCCACTTGCCAATCCTCCGCTTGAGATAACACTACCTCGCTCTCGTATAGCTCCAAGGTAAGCTGAAGTTCCGAAACCATTCTTGCTAAGGACTGCAGCCTCTCTCTGTGCGTCATAAAACTCATAGACACCATCTCCTACGTAGCCACCACTGCATGATACAGGGCACCCACGGTTAGTACCCATGTTAGCTAACACGGGTGTTGAACAGGCTAACCAACCATTCCACATTAGATTAAAGAACATCTTCTGCCAATGCTCTTCATCTTCCATGTGCTTTGCAGCAGTGGTTGATATGCGTTTATAAATTGAGTACAGGTCAGGGTATTTATCAGTGGTGTACTTATCTTTAAGTATTTGCCACGATGCAGTTGTTACCCACATAGGTAACTTACCCTCTGCCTGTAAAAGCTTACGCTCTTCCCCAAGCTCCTCGTATATTGATCTTTCTTTTACCATGAGAATCCACCCTCTACCCAGTCTCGGCTGTAGTTGTTACCTTGCTTTGCAAAGAAGTCATGTAGCGTACCGCTGTTAATGTTCTTGTAGAACCACTGACTAATAGGGTCATATTCTACCTCGAACATTGGGTGTATGTCTAGTTGTTCTAGGCATAGATTGAGACGAGACTTAATAAAGTTCTTCATCTGCACATCAGTGATACCCTTGATAGTACCCTTCTCGAATATCATATCAATGATGCGTGACTCATGTTCTAGTATCTGACGACAGGTACGTTTAATCTTACTTAACACTCTACCCATACGATCAGCATCTGGCTTCTCTTCTTCTAGTAACTTCTTATACAACCATGCCCCTGCTGCACTATGTAGGTTCTCATCTCGTACAGAGAAGTTGATACCTGCGGTCATGTTCATCAGCTTGTTCTTACCCTCTGCTTGAAAGTGCTTTAGGAAGGCGAAGTTACTGTAAAGAATTGCTCCTTCAGTGATACTACCCATTGCAGTAATTAATAATGGGTCATCAACTTTAAACTGTCTATCAATCCATGCCATACGGTCTTTCAACACCTTGTCCTTTGTGTATGACTCATAGAATTCATCTGTCTTTAAACCCATTACCTCATTCAACTTGTCATAGAAGGGAGCGTGTACGTTCAGCTCGAACATACCAAACAAGCTAGCCATACGCTGTATCTCAGGGCGAGGGAACGTCTTACGAACATAGTCTAACCAATACTCGTTACCCACATGCAGCTCATACAGTGTGAACAACTTAAGCACAGTAGTTACACCATGCAGTTCTGTTTCTGTTAGCTTTGTCTTGAGATCATGTATGTCTTTCTCCATCTCAATCTCATCTGCTGTCCAGAAGATACTCTCTTGTGACTTTGTGTACTCTAATGCTTGTGGATAGTCTACTGTATATGTAGACTTGGGTGTCAGTATTTGACAGGTCATTGTTTACTACTCCTAGTAAAGATAAGACTTCTACAGAACCACTCTATCATAAAGCAGCGTAGTAGATCGTCCTCATCTTCATTAATGTAAAAGGTTATAAATCCTATGTAAGGTAGCCACCCTCCGAAGAGGGGGTACCCAAGAACCAACAAAGCTCCATCGCTATCTCTATCAAACATATTACTTACCGTACCTTTCTTTCAGGTAGTTAAGGCTAACAGGTAACTCATCAAAGCCACCACTCTTAACTTCATTCAGCACCCAAATACCACGCCAGCTACTATTGTTCTGCGCGCCTAGATACTTTTCATTGTGTTGGTAGAATATGCCAGCAAACAACCCAGTAAGGTTTACATTATCTGCACGCTTACCGTATGCAATGTCACGATCTTGCACGTGACCCATTACACACGACATCATACGTTTAGATAACAAAGCCCTAGCACTGGATACAGGTCTTCCCATTATTCCGCTTGTAAAGTAGTGGGCAAAGGCGACACCCCCTATCACAACAGGTTGTAAGAAGTCATGTACTTCCCAGTCTATCAGGTTCAAATCATCATAGCTTATGACATCTTCAAGTATTGCATCGTTCTCTACTGCACGATCAATACGCTGTTCATGGTTACCCATTGTGTAAACTAATCTAGGCTTCCATTTACTGCCACGCTTGTTGGACTCTTTCTTTATTGGTGCTAGAAGTAAATCCATTGCAGCGTTACCAGCCTCTACATCTTTCTTATACCGTCTACCCTCGAAGTCTTTCTTACCTTTATCATAGCATGACAGGCTAGGCATATCCCAGAAGTCACCAATGTTAACAATAACATCGGGCTTCTTCTCAGCGATATACTTACCTGCCCACTCAAGGTGATCTATACGGGTGTTAGGTTTAACCTGACAATCAGGTATCACTATTATCTTCATCTTCTTTCTCCTGTATATATGTAAGTAACTCTTCAATCTCAGTAACAGTGAAGTAAGCCAAGCCTTCTTTCTCACACCACTGCCCCATACACATCTTACTTCCCTTACGTACTTTCTTATAGGGGTCTGACAATACAAAGATTAACTCACCATCTATACTATCTCGGATAGCTTTGTATTTCATTGTATCACCAGCCCTAAAGAAACCCTTAGCCTCAATAAGAAACTTACCCCTTACAAAGTCAGGTGTATACTTACGATGAGTAGTATACGGTACGCTGAAAGGTTCGTACTCAAAGTTGTAACCTTTAAGTCCATGAGCTAGTACGCTTTCAAGACCACTGCGGTATATTGTATCTTTGTGTTTCTTATTGCGCTTACTCATTAACGAACCTAATAGGCATGTCCTTGCCTCGTTGTAGTATCCATAGTAGCTGTGAGTTTTCTACTGCTCGATCAAAGCCATTGTCAAACTCTTGCATGTACATGTCGATAATTAAATCGTCCCACTTGTCACGCTTAGTTGCATCTAATAACTTTGCAGCTTTCTTTTCACCAATGCCACGGATACCTGTTATGTTATCTACTCGATCACCTGTAAGCATCTGCTTGTAGAAGAAGTAAGTTCCCTCATCAGCAGTAACAGTTGTCCACTCTTGCTTGCCGTAGTTGTAGTGCAACCCTTCAACCATAAGTAAATCTTTATCAATGGTTGATATAATTGTACTATCAGTTTGGGCAAGACCTAGTGCGTCATCAGCCTCCATACCCTCTACCACTTGAGCAGAGTATCTCTCAACTAGGTAGTCACGAATAAGGTCATAGTGAACAGGCTTACCCTTTGACTTGCGGTTAGCCTTGTAGTCATCACGTATCTTGTGACGGTAGTTACCCTTACCCGTTAGGTATATCTTATACTTGGATACACCAGTATCCTTAAGTAATTGATTAACAAACTGTTTGCAGCTATGCAGTGTGTGAGATACAGGGTCAGCCTCAACCAACCCTGTTTCTTTATCGGTAGTCTGACAGGCAAACCCTATGCGGTATACGATAGGGTCACCATCAATCAGCAGTTTAGAATGGGATATCGTCTTCAAAGTCATCGTCCTCATCTGATACTGATTCCTTAACAACAGATAGCTTAGGTTTGTTCTCATTGATACGCTTATCAAATACAAACTTAGCTAAACCAAACAATGCTTTAGTTGCCGCATTGTTCTCGTCATCAGCATCACCAACTGCCATGTCAGTAGTAAGTGCAGCACCCACACCCTCTTGATACTTAGCAGGTATAGGTGTTAGGTTAGAGATGTTATCATACACTCGGTTAGAGTTCTCACCCTTACCTTTGGTATGTTTAATTACTACATTACAGGGTAAACCAAGTACAGAATCCCAGTCAGCTACACTACCCTCTTGAGCAGATGCATCAAAGACACTAAAGTATTTCATCTCATTGCCTTTCTCAGTAAGAGTGTAGAATACATTGAAAGGTTTAGTCCATAAGATGCGTGGTACTTCCTTGTTATCAATGCTTACTGTTTGACCAATGATCTCGATACCTAGTGAAAGTTGTTGAGCAGGTGGTTTTGATTCGCCCATGTACTCACGCTCTTGCAAGCCCAAGTCTGCTACATAAACTAATCTACCCTCATGTTCGCCAGCTTCTAGGTTGGTGTCTCAACATTGTCATTGTTGGTTTTGGTTTCAGGTATAGTACTTCTACGTTTTAAAGCCATGTAAATCTCCTTATTGAATCGGATAAATAGTATAACACATATTAATGTATATTGGAATAGTCTTTTCCAAATTGAATGTCACAATCTAGCTCACGGTTGAGCTTAAGTTTCTTGTTTACCTCATGTACAGACTCCTTTAGTAGGTTAGTTACTTCTTGTTCAGTACCCTGCTTACACTCTAAGATTATCTCATCGTGAAACTGGGCGGTTAGTTGTGGTCGTTTACGTAGTATACCAGCAATCCAAACATCAAAGCAGAACACACCAGTACCTTGATTAAGTGTACTGAACCTGTCCTTGTCAGCTTTTAAGTAATAGTAAAGCTTACTAACAGGATTGTATAACCAAGTGTTGTCTTCTTTCTTAATGTTCTTAACTGATTTAATGATAGCATCTTCAGCAATAGATTTAACTGACCAGTTACGTGACCAATATGCCCTGTGTATCTTACTAGCTTCTGACTCAGTAATACCTAGTTGCCTAGATAACGTAAGCACACCAGCCCCATAGGTGCAAGCATAGTTACCACCCTTGTAGTTGTGACGCACTTGTGTCACCTCTGGCGTATGGTTGCCA